GCATCAGCAAGAATCTTAGGAATCTCACCTTTGCCTTTGGTGCTTTTCTTATCATCAAGAATCGTGACCGATTCCATGATAGCATTGTAGATTGCTTTGTCTTGACAAAACTTCTCTGTCTGATCAGTCAACCAATCAATGTTGGTTTCTTCATTACGTTGCTCATGAATTTCATTCAGCAATTCAATTGCGCCACGAACCTGCTCTTCGGTATGACTCTTGCCTTCAGTCAGATTGATAATCAATGCTTCGTGTGTAGGCAAATTCTTGTACTTGTCCAGAAACTCACGAACTTCATTGAATACAAGTTTCTCTACATTATCAGAGAAGTATTCCTCTTGAATGAAAGGTATTGTTTTTCTGGTAAAGTCTTCATTATAAATCAGACTCTTCAGAATAGATTTTTCTAGGCGATTCAATTTGTGTTTCCGATAAAATAATTTGAGAGAGGATGTCACCTAACATTGTAACAAATTCCTCACTATTTTCTAAGTCTTTTTTGTTGTGATTACCAGATTTAACCACTTGATAACCAAACTTGAGTCTGGCACCCATGCCAACTTCTTCTATGCTGGCATTAGTATAATAATAAATGACACCCTCATACTCTGGTCGGAGTATGAGGATACCAGTCAAATCGCTATCCTCAAAGTCGTGGAAGGAAAAGTCCTTCCCGACCTCAATTGACTTCGGCGCTCTCCAGAACGTCAACATTGCCCATAATTGATCCATAAGAGATTTCATATTTTTTCCTCACATATTCACCAAACTTTGGACTGGCAAGTAAGTCTTTCCAGAATTCTTCTGTTTGTGTTGCATCATAACGTTTCTTGTCACCCAATTCACCAGTCTCTTGATCAACCTTTGCATACCATCCGTTGCTTGGCTTCTGCACAAAGTTACCTTCAAGTGCAATATCCAATAGACCAGAATACTTGTTAATACCACCTTCAAATGTAACGTTGACTGCAATCTTAGATTTCTCACGAACATGGCGTGATTTCTCAACGTTGATGATGAAATTGTATCCGATAATCTCAGTGCCATCTTTTTCTTGCTGACGGCCAAGAATATAAATGTTATCTGCGGAGTAGTAAGAACCTGTGCCACCGCCAACAACATCTTTGGCATAAAGTTCCATAGTCTTATATGTGTGATTCACAACGACCATAGGAATGTCTTTCAATGACAAGTGCGGAGTTACCATTCGGAACAAAGACTTGACTTGTTTTGCGCGAGACATATCAGCAACAGACTTGCCTTCAAGTGCATCTTCAACTTCTTTCTTGGAGGCTAAGTTGCCAATAGAATCCAACAGAATCATGACACGATCATTTCGCTCAATGCCTTCCAACTGTTTCATGATATCAAACTTCAACTGTTCAATGTCTGTCAGTGGTGTATGGATAACACGTTCAGGATCAATTCCAAATGTGTCAAAGTATGCTTGTGGTGTTCCAAACTCAGAGTCATAGAACAGGAGAACGGACTCAGGATACTTGTCCATATATGCTTTAGCCATCAACAGACTGAATGCTGTCTTGAAGTGTTTAGATGGACCAGCCCACATTGTTAGACCTGGTGCAAAGCCACCATCTAATCGACCGGAGAGTGCAACGTTGATCATGGGGATTGATGTTGGAATCATATCCTTTTCCATGAAAAACTTTGACTTCGCTAGAATAGATGAGTCTTTGATTGTGGAGTTCTTTTTGATTTTATCAAGTAGTGACATTATGATCCTTAGAAAAATGCGTCAAGTGAATTTGTTTTCTCTGGCTTCCAATCAATACAGTCAAGAATGATCTTGATTGGATCCAGATATGCTTTCTGGAATTGTACATCATAATCTACATAGTTGTCAAGTCTAAACTCGGTAGGCAGTCTAGATGGATATGAGATTACCGTATCATTGATTGGATTCGGCTGACGTAGATATGTGAATTTCAGCTTTTCACCTTCTTGAATCACCTGATACTTTTTGGTAAGATCGTGCTTTTTCAAAAGGTAATTGTAGAGTAGCGCACCCTTGACATGAATTGGTGTACCCTTAGTATATATCTGGCTACTGTCTGAGTATGTGTTTAGACCATTCACAGAACGAGGAAATGATATCTCTTCAGGCGGTAATTGACTAAACTCATTTCGGAAGTCTTCAATGAATTTCTGCACAGTTTCTTCATCAGTGGTAACAATCAACTTGATCGTTGCTTTCATCTTTTCACGGATAGCTGACGGTGTTGAAGACTTGACCATTTCCAAACCCATAACTTTCATATGTGGTTCAGCATACTGGACACCTTCGTTGTTGTACACGTTCAGAATGTAACGCTTCTTTGCTGTCCAGATACCTTTATCAGACAAGCCTTCGCGTTTCATTTGCATCTTCTGCGCAAATGCTTTTACATACGTAGCAAGGTCAAGATAAGACTTATCAATAAACGGTTGAATCTTATCTTCACAGACACGGTCCATGAATTCAATGACTTTCGCTGGAGGGAGCGCAAGTTTATCTGGCGCACCATACACCTTTGTAACAAGCTCATTGAGCCTGAGATAAATTGAGTCCGTATCCGATGCAATAACATAATCAGTCCCGTTCGTTTTCAGCAGGCTATTCATGTAGCCATTCAGTTTGTTTTCAATCCAGCGAATCGACAACTGACCAGCAAGAGTAACGGCTAACGCAATTCTCAAGTCATAAAAACGAAAGTACTGTGAACCCATAGCACCATATGCAGAGTTCAATGAAACTTTCTTAGCAAGTTGCAGATTATTATATCTAGCAATCTTATTCTCTAATTCCGTACGTTTAGCAGAATCTTTTTCAATTTCATACTCTTGTTGAGCACCCAACATCATCTTCTTGAATTTCTTACGATCATTGTACATGTCTTCAAGCATCTTAGGTACAAAGCCTTGAATGTCTGTGCGGAAGAATTGACCGTTCGGTGTCAATGTAGCATTATCAAGATCAGTGAAATCAATCTCTTGATTCAACAGGCGTTCAACATCAACATTGGACGACAGAATCTTGCGCATAGCAGGAGTGTAATCTTTTGGATCAATCAATGTCTCAGGCGAGATATTATATTGCATCATCAAGTGAGGATACAATGAGTTCAAGTCAAACGATGCAACCCACTTGTGCAAACCAACCTGTGGGTCTTTGACATATGCACCCTCAAAAGCACCATCTTTCTTAGTGCTACCCTTGGGAGGAACAATGATGTTTCGCTCCAGCAGGTAGTTGTGCATGATAGCATCCCACATGCGAGTCTGTGTGAATACATCTTCAAAATTGGACTTAGTGTCAAATGCAAGGGTTAGCGATAACTCCAGCAGCTTCAGCTTGTTCTCAAGCTCTTCAATCAGCAAAACGTCAACGATGTTATACTCAATGAACTTTTGATAATTCATTTTATACAATTGGTGCAGGCTATCAAATTCGTCATATGAAAGTTTGCTCTTACCCAACTCAACGTTGGCGATGTTGTCTAGACGATAGGATTCTTGTGACTTACCACCTGGCGCAAACCATTTGTACAATTCAATGTAGTCAAGTGATGCGACACCTTTGATTTCATAAGCAGTCATGTCGCGTCCATTCACAACAGCTTTGCGCTCATGGATCATATTCCATGGAGAAAGACGCCGTGTTTGCTCTTCACCAAGAATCTTCATGAACCGATTGTACAGATATGGAATATCAAAGAACTTGGTGTTCCAACCAGTTATGATATCTGGGCAGTCATGAAACCAATCTTCAAGAAATCTTTTACACAAATCATATTCATCACGGCACTTGATGTATGTGACGTTATCATTATAATTGTTGAAATCACCACAGCCATACACTTTCATGTGCCCACCGATGCGCTTCACTGCGATAGCGGTGATAGGCTCGTTGGCTTTGTATGGATCAGGAAATCCATTCTCTGAGCCAACTTCAATGTCAATGATATCAATAGCAATATGTTCTTGCTTCCAATCGACCATGCCTTTATGTTCATCAGCGATAAATGCATACTCATACTTGGTCATGCCAAAAATCTTGAAGTTCTGAACACCATCATATTTTTCAATGAAATCACGACATTCACGAATGGACCCAGGCTTAATTTCATCAAGATATTCACCTTGAAGATTCTTCCATTGTGTTTGCTTATTGGTAGTCAAAAACAGTGACGGCGAGTAAGCAATTTTCATCTTTACTCGCCGTCCGTTTTCTACACCACGATAAAGAATATTGTTGCCAATACTGATTACGTTTGTGTAAAAGTTGCTCATTTAGTATTTTGGAATTGTTGATGCAATCTGGATGCCTGATCCGAACATTGTATTATACTGATTTTCTAGCTCACGCACAGGTGAATTTATGGTAAGAATGTCACTACGATATATTGTGATGCCAGTTTCAAACTCTTGTGCATATTCTAGGTATGGAATAAATCCAAGCATTGGACCATCTTTAGTCACCTGGGTTGCGACTTGGACAGGCTTCTTGATACTAATCAAGTCACCGCCTTGTTCAACATCACCAAGAACCGTTTGATTGGTTTTGAAGGTAACAAGTTTCAATGTCATCGTGCTGGCTCCAGCAACTTGTTGACATTGGCTTCACCGAAAAATGTTTTCAGTGTTACCCACTTCTTGGGAAACAACATTTCACGACCACGGAAGTCATTGATGTTCAATGTTGGATCATTGACCAAACCAACAAGCTCGACCATATTGTCAAACTCACGCAGAAACAAGTCATACTTGTATGCTTGTAGATTGTTAGCTACAGCCAATTTATAGGCCAGCTTTGATGTATCGATATTATTCAATTTCGATGTTACTCCATTGTCTAAGTTTTTCAAATTTATGTTGTTTAGCAAGCATTAGTCCTTTCCATTCTACGCCAACGTTCTTTTTTACAAGCAAATCAATCATTGCTAACAGATCACCCAATTCTTCTTGGAGCATCTGGATATTCGTACAATCTTTACCGGGTTTTATCTGGTCAGGACCAAAACGAAAGCACTTACTGATTGCTTGAGTTACCTCTGCACATTCTTCTTGGAGAATAAGCAGTATCTCTCTAGTATCTTCGTTCATTATATCATACTTTCACAAAGGGTGCAAGCACTGGAGCAGTCCAACCCTCAGGTTTTAGAACTTTACCATCAGCGCGTTTGATAACTTTACCAGTGTCCAAGTCAATCTTAGCTAAGTTACTTCGTGCAACCTCAGTCCATGCTCCATCAACATCATAACCTTTCATCTTGCAATAACCCAAGATGACCCAGATCATGTCCATACATGCATCAAGTTGTTCAACTTCGTTATTGGCTTTGATAGCGTCTTGGAATTCCCAATACTCTTCATTGATTAGGTTACGATACAGGCTAACATTCTCGATGCTAGGCAGTTGATCACATGCATCAATGAATGTATTCACGTCCTGATTCATGTCGGTGTTCAGTTTTTTCAAAATAATTGCTCCATTTTCCATGCTAATATTTAATTTGGTACCTTCATACCAACCCATGTCTTCAACTAGATCGTCAGGCAACTCTAGAATGGCATCACCATTATCCAGAATTTCAACGACTTCTGCCTGATAAGTTTTATTCTTCAATTGATACTCTCTTCCATTCATCACCAATTTTCATCCACAATCTATCATCTTTTCCTACAGCCATCGCAACAGAGTTTGTTACCCGTGGATTATACTGAAATTGAATTCCATAAGGACTAGCAGGAATTTTTGATTCATCATATGATCCAGTGAGTTGTAGTGTATAAGCAGTTTTTGGTGGTGCAAGATGTGTGATATCGCGATTGGCTTCCGCAACTTCTTTTACCTGTCTATATGATGCCGCACCTACGGCGAATGCACCGATGATGCCTGCGCCCCTCAAAAAATTTCTTCGCATGTTCATAATTTTTCCACTTTCACTCCAGCTCTTTCCAAGAATTGAATGCCATCAGCATTACGATAATGATTACGATAATACACAGAATAGATACCACTTTGAAAAACAAGTTTGGCGCAATCAATACAAGGGGCATGAGTGATAAACATAGTAGCACCGTCGCCAGACTCAGTGCTTTTTGCCAGTTTTGCGATTGCGTTGGTTTCTGCATGAAGTACCTCTGGTTTTGTTTTTAGTACAGGTTCACCTTTATCATAACCAATAGTGTTCTCACATGTGTTGTCCCAGCCAGATGGCATGCCGTTATACCCGATAGATATAATCCTATCATCTTTGACAACGATAGCGCCGACTTGTAATCTGACTGCGGTTGAACAACTAGCAAATGTTTCAGCAGTCGTCATGTATGCTTCAATGTGCTTTGTCTTCATAACAAATATGTATGTCAGTTAGCTAGGACTTTTGATATCAGATATCAATGTATTGAAGTTCAAAGCGATCAGCACAGTCCTCATAGTTGATGTAACCGCGTGGATTACATACAATACGAGTTGAGCCGATCATGTAGTCAAAACGATCATGTGTATGACCGTGTGTCCAGAGTTTGATCTGTGGATGATCGAGAATAAACTCAGACAAGTCGGAAGAGTATGCACCATT